GGATTATTGTTATAATAACATTTTTAAACAATTCAAGGACAAGCATGGAAAAATTTACAAAAATAAATAGTGACTTTCTTTGTGACCTACCAATCCAAGAACGAATCAACTATTTTAAAAAGCTAGGCAAAGACCAAGGAGTAACCCTTTCACAAAAGCAAGCTAAATATTTTTATCACGATTCTATAAGGGGTGATAAATACCGTAACAATATTTATGCTGTTGAGGTTTACCGTGGTAGCGATGCTGACGACATGGTAATGATGGATGAATGGAAAGGTAAGTGTACTTACTTGGCAATCAGAAGGCACGACAAAGAAATATGCAATGATTGGCGGCACTTCCAACAAATCAAAAATGAGCTGGTCGGAGAAGAAATAGAGGCTATGCAAATCTACCCTGCCGAAAGCAGGCTGACTGATACTGCGAACCAATACTGGCTATTCTGTTTACCCAAAGATGGACAGATACCTTTTGGATTTAAACAACGTAACGTGGACTACACCGAGCAGAAAGGTGGGTTTAGAAAACTTGGACAAAGGGGTGCGGCGTAGACCGCCCCCTAACAAAAGGAATTGACATGGACTACATGAACGAAGCGCAACGTGAGAGGCTAATAGCCAACCACAAAACAAACAGCGAAAACGGTGGAGCTGTTGACTTAATGCCAGTGATAAAATTATTTGCTGGCTCAAACGCTACTTGGCTACTGACAGAATTTGATCCAGACAGACTGACTTTTTTTGGTCTGTGTGACTTAGGCTCTGGGTTTCCTGAGCTTGGATATGTTGACCTTGCGAGCTTAGGAATTATTAATGCTGAACGCGATCTTTATTTCGTAGCAGATAAAACGATAGGTGGCTATGCGACACAAGCTCGGAAAGAGCAGAGGATAGTGGCATGAGTTACGTTTACGGCAGAAGCAAAGAACCGCACGTGCTTGAAGATACTTTGAGCCTTTATGGCAGAAGTCCTAGTGACAACATTGGCTTCAAGCTAGCACTGTATCAGTACGCTTGCTACTTGCGAGATGAATGTGACCTGAGCTTAAGTAACACTGTACCCATAGATGAAGAAGCAAGCTACGAAGTAGCCAATGATGTTTTCTACGGAAATAGCTTCTGGCTAGTAGATTTTAATGGGGTGACTCAAGCAATTATAACAACACGATTTTTAACGCCGCCAAAAAAATATGCGGTTGTTACATTGGGAGGATAAGATGGAAATACTATATATTTGGATCGCTGTAGCGGTAGGGATCATTGTCTATGATGAATGGGATTGGTACTGGAGGAAAAAAAATGACTAGGATTGACTCAAACAAGCTCTACCTTGAGATGGCAAGGGCTATGCAGAATGAAGGCTGGTTGCCTCACATAGAGGATTGGAAAATCTTAAATGACATCTTACTGAAATGCGATCCTGACTTTAATAGTCATGCTTTTCAAAAGAGTGTGCTGAACCCTAAATTATTAGAATTAAGAGCTGTAGAGAATTAGGTTGCTTGGCTAGAAAGAAGTCTGTGTATATGCGATGGGCTTCTGTTCTCCTTGAAACTGGTAAGCTGGTATTGCCATTAACCCAGCCTCACTAAACATGTATAGAACCTTGAAATTTTTGTCTAGCATTGATGGTGTAACGACTCGCCAAGCATAAAACATGTAGAGTCAAAGGCTGGGATACCTTTTTATTATTAATATGTTATAATTGCAATACGTTAAAACTGTTAGGACTACTATGAATATCAACAATGGCAAAGACCTGCAATCAGCAAGAATACGCGCTGGCATAACCCAAGCTGAGGTCGCTGAGTATCTTGGATACAATTCTAAGGGTAAGCCAAACGCTTCAATGATTGCGCGGTTTGAAGGAGACTACGCTAAAATTAATCCTAGAGTAGCTAAGTTGTTACAGCTATATTTCCAAGAGCTACAACAGCCAGTTGCTTAGTCTTTTTTTTCAAATCCGTATTTGACATTTAGACCTGCCAAAGTACAAAGTCTATTTTTCTCATCTAAGCCTTTAGGCGTTATCTTGATGCTTGCGTCATTCTTTTCAATGTAGCCATCTTTGACTGCTTCGTTAATCAAAGGCTCTGGCACATCATCTCGGAACATGACGCCCAGCAACACACCTAATCGTTTATTTTGTTTACGCGATAGGCTCATACGTCATGCCACTCTTTGCCTTGGAACAATAGGCTTTCTGCTTCCCTGCGCCGTACTAGTCCATCTAATACCTTGCCTCTAGCGCGATTCCATCGCCGCATTTGATAAGGTACTTCTGCGTATTCCAGCGCATTGAGTTTTTTGAGCATGGTTGATTCTGCTAGGTTCGTAGCACCAAGATTAAATGTCCAACAAACTAGAGCGTCAAACTGACACTGCTCTAATGGCACAAAGACCAGATCGTTTACATACCCTTCAAAACTCTTTATATCTTCCCAGAGCATCTCATCTGCTTCGCCTTGCGTGATCTGTGCGCCTTCCAAGACTTCTCTAGTATGACCGTACCCTATGGTAAGAACGCCAGCCGAGCATAGATAAGACTCCAGCCTACATCCTTCAAACTTTTTTATTAAGGCGATGCCTTCTTCACTTATCTGCACTAATAATCACCCCATATCTTAGTTTTAGTGCCGCCCCAATATTCTACAGCCAGCCCTGCATCTATTAACTTTTGATTAATACTGTTGCCATCAAAATCCCAGAGAACGCCTAATATACGACCGTACTTGCCGCGACCTTGTGACTCAAGAACAAATCCATCTGTCGTCAACTCTTGCAATAATTCTTTAGCTTGCAAGCCTAGCTTCTTTTCGGCTAAGTCTCTGGTGCGTGATTCTGGAGTATCAATTCCCACAAGGCGAACTCGCTGTTTCGCTAGAATAATAGAAAAACCTAAGTCTAAATTCACATCAACAGTATCGCCGTCAACGACACGATCAAGCGTGCACGTATAAACAAATGGGGTAGCCATCTAAGTCTCCCTATAGGCGTTATACGCGCCCCAGACACACAATCCTATAAAGACCAACTGTATTAAGTTCATCAGTCTTTTGGCGGCAACATCTTCGCCTTCCCAATGTTGAGGGCTAAGACTTCTATCGCCTTGTAGAGCTTGCCTAGTAGCTCGTCATCTTTTGGCGTATTGGTCACTGATGCGATAAAACTCGCGGCGCAAACCACGGCAGTCACAATTCCAATAATTTCAGCTATCCATTCCATCATTTTTCAGCCTCCTTTGGGTCATCATATTCCCGATAAAACTTAACAATTCCTAAAATGTTGCTTGTGTACCTTTTTATTTCGCCCATGTTTAAAGATAGATTCTCGTATTGCTTGGTCGTTAAAGTGTAGTAAGGCTTGGCTGGTGCTTTGTTTGCTTCTACATCAGCAACATATTCTTTCATCTTAGTTGGTGTCAGAACCTCAAACTCTACGTCAGTCAGTTGCATCTCCATCGGCAACGGTGGGTGATACATAGGCGGTCGCTCTGCTATGGTCTTTACCTCTACTTGCTTGGTATTCGGCATCATAGAACACCCGCCAAGGAGTATAAGGCTAACCGCGAATGCTAGTTTTAGGCTCTGGTACGTCAATTTTTGCGCCCTCTGGTGGTGTAACTTTAGTTGGTGGTGGGGTAGAACCCTGCTTTTTGACCTCTGGCTCTTGTTTTTCTGGGTCAAACTGGTTTGGGTCGGTCAACTGTATCAATGCTAGCTTGACCTTCATTGTTCCATTGTTGACTCTTTTTTGGATCATCTCTGGTTTTGCTAGAGCCAAGCTGTTCATGTCATGGCGTGCAAATTTATTTCTTAGATCGTTAAACTCTCGGAGCGCATTATTTTTTTCTGCTTCCATGCTAGACATCTGCATACTAATTTTTTTCTGCTGGGCAAGATGACGCTCTATGGATTCGTTCTGCTCTGCCACCTTACCTTCAAGCACCATTTGATTTCCTTTGGCTATGGCAAGGTCAGCTTTCAAGAGTTTGATGTAGGTTGCACTGCCGCCAATAGTCCCAAGCAACAGCAAAAGCATGAATATTGATAACTTAAATCCCATTTGGAATCCTCAGTTTTTTACAAAACTATCACTTTTTTAGCTTTCTGACCATCTTTTTTGCGCCCTGAGGTGCTATGAAACTACTTTGGCTGGGGCTGAGTTGGTGAAAAGCATTGATATGAGGCGCATATATGGACACTTCTTGTTCTTTGCCTTTGACATTGACCCCTGCTAGATACTCACAATCAATAGAATCTTTGATTAGATCATGCGTAAATTCAGACAAAATGATTGGCGTGTCAAAGTCTCTAGTCTGAACCTCTAACCTTGCGCCAAGATTTACTGCATCACCTACCACGCTGTAATCAAAGCGGCTTTCTGATCCCATGTTGCCAACTATGCAAGTGCCAGTATTAATGCCTGTACCAATCACCACTGGCGGTAGATCCATACCGTTTTGCTTAAGCTCTCGGTTGAGGCTCTCAGTCATAAGTTCTATTTCCATAGCCGACTTAACTGCTAACTCTGCATGGTTTTCGCATGGTAACGGCGCATTCCAGAACGCCATAATGCAATCGCCCATGTATTTATCTATAGTACCGCCGTTCTTAAGAATAATTTTTGTCATCTTATCTAAGAACAAATTGATTAATTCCACCAGCCCCTCGGGATCATCTTTGCGCATGTACGCTTCACTGATTGGAGTAAATCCAACAATATCAGCAAACAGAAATGTCATTTCGCGCCTATCGCCGCCTAATTTCATAAGGCTAGGGTCTTTTATCAACATATCTACCATATCGGGACTCAGATATGTGCCAAACTGTCCTTTTATCTGCTGTCTCAATTTGTACTGTTCTCTAAATCTGAGATAGAACGCTAACGCCCCAATCACAAACTGAGAAACCAAAGTCCACGTTACATCTATTAGCAAGCCATAATTTTTGACAATTAACACGCCTGTAACGCCTGTGAGTAGCATGACTGTCAGAGCTAGTGTAATGCCTAGCGTAAGACCAAAACGGCTTATACAAAGCCATACAATCAAACAACTAAAAATGATACTTAAGACCTCAACTGCCAGAGCATAGTCTGGTATGTAAGGGCTGTCGCTGACCAGTAAGGACTCAGCAAGGGCGGCTTGGATATAGTGAGGTTCTAGTAATCCGATCGGGGTGGCAAGTTGCGGCATCACGCCTTTTGCAGTCACGCCCACGAAAACAAACCTGCCTTCTACATTCATGTCAGATAAAGATGTTTCACGTGGAACAATCCAAGATACCCACTTGCGCCCAAGCGAATCTACTTTGATAGGCGGCAATCCTTGAACAATCACCTGCTCTAATCCGTTTGTATTTGTTTTGATGACATAGGTATCTGCTCCAGCCAATACTTTAAGAACCTGTGTGCCGTAAGATGGTAGCCAGCCTGTCGGTGTCCGATAAAGCAATGGAACGCGCCTGACAAGGTTATCTGCATCAACTGGTGCGGTAGCAATACCCTGTGTGGTGTGTAGCGTCTGCGTTAGCTCTGGTATGCTCTCAAGCGTTCCTCTAGCCAAGTAACCACCAACATCATCACCCATGATGACCGTTCCAGTAGGATCTGGATATTTCTGGTTGTCATATTCAAACAATGGCAAGACCGTTCTGCTGTAGTTCATAGTTTGAGCAAACTCTTTATCACCACCCAACCTATCAGCATGAGGGAATCCAATGACCCAGCCTACGCCGATTGCCCCAGCGTTAAGTAATGATTCTTGGATCTCAGCTAGCCTAGCTCTTGGCAGAGGGTAGCCGCCTTCCCGATCTACGTCTTGCTCGGTGATATTGAGTATTGCAAAGTTGCCAGACTCGCTTGGCGTAGACACCATCCTATCAAAAGTCTTGAGCCGCAAGGTTTCGGAAAGCTCTGTCTCAAAAACCTTGACGGACAAAAGACCAAGCAACATAAAAAGTAAAGCCAGATATTTCATCTGGCTAGTTTACATTATTGCTTACTTATCAACAAAGCGTGCTTCAGCACTCGCGCCCTCTCTTTCTCATCAAGTCGCCTAATGCTATTCAACACGACAAAGGCGTTCTGCCTCACCATATCTTTCGTGAAAGTATACTTGCGCTTTTCATGGACGATCTCAACTTGTCCTAACAACTGCTCCATATACTTATCTTTGACCGCTTGGCTGGGGTTTTCTCCCAGCGCATCTTTTATCATTTGCTCAAATTCAGCTTTGGTGATTTGCGCTTTTTCATCATTCATATTATGTCCTTCAATTTATTAATGAAAATTC